GTTGTATCTTATAGGTAGTACCAATGACAAAATCTCTCTTGGAAACACACGGAGTAACTGGAGCTATCCAAATAGACGTAACTAAAGGCACGTCAGTTGATAACCATGGAACAGTGTCAAACAACGACTCTCTCTTAACTATATTAGACAAAGCCATATCGTCGTCATCACACGCAACCACAGTTGCGTCAACAGGCATTTCCTGCAAGGGATCTAGACTAATCTTCATCGTGGTATCGCTTCCTGTAGTGACAGAACCATTCTGAAAAGGCTGATTCTTCACCCTCATGGGAGCAGATATTAACGAAGGTTTGGAAAATCCAAACAAAGAAGCCACGCTAGAAGCGGTCTTCGCTATCATACTGGCTGTGGCTGTAAAAGGAGTGAAGAAAGGGATTTGTCCCATAAGATCTAGTCCTGCAGCTGCCTTCGATGCATAGTACTCGATCGGGCCAACTCTACGCTCGTCTCCCATGTCTGCCTCCGTCTCAACAGCAATCACAGTTCCTGTAGGACATCCCAACTCAACATCTGTCATCCACGCATAAATAAACACGGACACGGAAGTTGGAGTAGCGGATGCAGATTCTACGGGATTAATTGACATCAGATATAACTTTCCCAAATTTTCAGCATCCTGAAAAGAACCACCTATGGGAATAGTCAACGGGGAATCATTGTACAAACGCAACATCGGCTGGGCACAGATGAAAGGAAGCTCCATGTCTAGAGGCTGATTGTCTCCTACGTCCATGTATCCCACATTGGGGGATTGGGACAGATACATCAGAGCTTGAAATCTTCCAGTTCCAGCGAATTGGGTTTCATGGAATTTTAAGGTCTCGTTATAGGCAGCATAAGGCTGATAACTCACGAGAAACTTAGAATAGTGAAAAGGAGAACCTGATATGGATATCCTAACCCTCAAATTGCCACGTATAAATGCATAGTTCCTGATCTTGGCCCGAATACTTGGATGGTCCAGGAATAAATCCCAGATTTCCGTTTGAAACGTAAGATCCGCACCAGGAGCTACAGAAAGAGTTGCTATTTCCAAAGGACGAGAGAGATAGTCCTCTATCCGGAGAAAATTATACTGCCCAGTCTCGAAGTAAAGGTCTTCATCACCTTTCTCTTCAATAGGGCTTTCTCCAGTGAAGTCAGTTACATTCTGCATCACTGTCATTTCTCCGTCTCCCATGTCTGCTTCCGAAAAGACCACCTCACTTCTCATCTTCGCTTTCCTCAATCGCATAGCGGTCGCCTCAAGAGCTTCCTTGCGATTGAGCAAATGATGATAAGTGGTAACTTCTTTCCACAGTTGTCGGTCATTTCTAACACATGGCATTTTCTTCAATGACCTAAAAGAATATCCCGGAAAAGGATCCTCCATGCTTTTGAACTCAGTTTCTAACTCGATGAGTTCGTCGAGTATAAGGTTTAACAAGTTGTTATTAGAACGCCATTCATAACTGGAAGTTGACCGACGCAGTCCAACTCCATGTGAGTGTAAGTCAAGATTTCGAGGCTCTTCACCGCTCTCACTCATAGCGGTTGATTTCTCCTCGAAACAAGAATCTTCTTCCTCCCCCAGACTCATGGCTATGGGACATGTTAACGATTCGAGAACTTCGTGATAAGTTGGAAACTTAACTTCATAATCGAAAAATTGCAAATAATAATCAACCATCCTTTCATACTGTTCTTGAGTAGAATGAAAGAAAAGTTCACGGAGAGCACTTTGCACTATACCCTCCATCTGAGTGTGTTTAGAAACAGCCCGGCTAGGTGAATACCATTGGCACGATCGCGCGATAGAATCCATTTGTAGAGGCGCTACAATCTTTTCTGCGGCTTCTGAGTATTTAAACTTCCTTTTAAGAAAACTAAACTCAGAGGCCTTTACGAAATCATCTTCTACCTCACCTTTCGACGCTGTGGTAAACGTCATTCCATAGGTGTTTTCGCAAAAGTTGGCATACCACTTGGTATTCCAACCCATCGACATGGCCTTGGCAGATACACCACACCCCATGTCGTCGCCATAGGTGATCAAGGCGTTGTGCTCAAAGAAGTCCAATTTCCTACAAGGGGAACAATTCCACGCATAGACTATCAAAATTAGTCCACGAACGGAATTATCTTCAGCTGTTCCATACTTCCCTGAGGGTTGCAAGCCGGGCACACAAAATTTGTCTCCATTGATAACAACGTTGACAAATATTGATTCCGTCATAATACCTCGCACTACTTGCAACTGTTCTTCAGTATACCCAAATCTCGTCAAGAGATTTATGTAAATGGTAGAAGCAGCCAGACCTATGTCCACAGGCATGCTTGTATCATAACCACCATAATCACCTTCCATCAGATAATCCTCAGAAAAACGAGTTATACGATTGTAAACTTCATCTGCCTGACGATGCATGTCTATACCTATAGTAGTGTGAAAAGCTTCCGAATGCGATGCCATCTCTGTCATTAGAGGGCCTAAGAAACATTTCATCACGATATAATAGGCGAAAGGAGTTGCAAAGAATACACGAGTCTTACCTTTCTTAACCTTGATTGAACATCTGGGTTCATCTTTCAAATTAGCTTCAAAAGAGATTCGTATAGTGTATCCTTCTCGGTAAGCTTCCAATAAGGCATTGACTTCTTTCAATAAGGCTTCAGAGGGAT